CTTCCCACTCAATAGTAAACTTATTGGTTGGATCTTCTTCAGATAACGCTGGATTTATAACAAACTCATGACTTCTAATTCCTGTTTCTTTTTCTGCTACCACATCTTCATATCTTTGTGATATAAAATCTCCCTTATACCTAGGAAAAGAAAGAAGGATTACTTTACCAAAATCTGGAAAGCGAGAGTCCACAGAACCTCTAAATGCTTTGTATAAATTATCTGCTGTTTTTCCTTGATCATTTCCTCCAGCATTTTCCATCGCAAATCCAGATATTTCATCAAGTACTGCCAACATTAGGTTTAAACCTTCTGCTGACTCTCTTTCGGAGTGTCCTGAATATACTGTAATTGCTTTGTTAAACTCAATACTATCAACTTTTGGATCAGAATATTTACCAGCAAACCATGGAGATCCCTCTATTTTAGATTTAAAACCTTTAAAGAATACGTTCTTTGCTTGCTGTGCGTTTACCGCAACGTTAATTAAATCTATTGCATCGTTTGAGGGCTTGCCAAAATATCTAGAAGGGTCTTTAAGGCAAAGAAGTTTGTATACAATATAAGCACAACCAATAGTTGAGGTGTGATCTTTTCCACTACCCTTTCCACACATAAGAATAACTTCAGACTTGGTATATTTTTTATAATGCTCTCTTCCACTTTCTTTTCCTAGCCATCTTTCTACATCTTCTTGCTTATATATCTGACTCATGCACTCTACAAGTGTATATTGATACTCAGATAATTCTGGCATATTTAAATAATCTTTACTTCTTACAAATGTTTTAACATCTACTGGCATTTCTTCAAATGGACTTTCGTCAAGTGCTTCTATAAATTCACTAAAATCAATTGTTGTCAATTACAATCACCTCGGTTTGAATTTCAGAAAGTCTACGCATAATCTCTTCACGAACATCTGGATGTTTTGAAGCAACTTCTTTTAATATCTTCATTAACACTTCTTGTTTTCTTTCCATTTCAATAATTTGTTCTGCTATTTCTTTGTTGTCTAACAGCCCTGCTTTTTGTAACATCTCAAGTCTTTTACTTTCAATATCTGCTATCAATTTGATAGCCTGAGTTTTTGCACCAAGGTTTGTATTTGTGTCTGCAACATCAATAACCTCATATGCTTTTTTAATTAAAGAAGAATAGTGTTGATCTGCTCCAGCAAGTGCTTCTTTTGCACGAGCATGTATGGCTTGATTGTTAGATGCCATCGCTCTCCAGTCGTTTAAGAGAGTCATTACTTTTGGTCTTGGGATATCCAACTGTCTAGATATCTCTGAGGCGTCTAAGCCCTTTAAATACTCTGTAGCAACACTGTTGACTAGGTCAAGGTGTTTTACTAAATCATTGTCGCTCATCTAATGTCCTTAATAATACTAGATATCCAATAAGATCTAAAATAGTATCCTCTGATGCATATTCTTTACCTTTATGTATTCTATTAAGTTTATCATCAATGCGAATATAAATTTGTTCTTTTGGGGTAGATTTACTAAATATATTAATAGGATGGCTATATGAACTACCATATGATTGATTCTTATTGATAAGTAGTTCTGCTATATCAAGACATTCATCTAATATCTTTCTACCCGCAGGTGCTTGGGTTGATATATCACGAATAAACTTCATGCGATCTTCAAGTTGTTTTTCAAAATCTGGATACTTATAGTCAGCCATTTCCCATTCCTTTCTTATATCCATCTGTAAATTTTGAAAATATATTAAGATGATGTACTACATCTACGTATCTATCTTCTTCTGTTTCTTCTCTTACCTCTATAGATAATTTTTCTCTTTTAAATGGTATGTACCAAACAAATGGATCTCCTCTTTTAACCACAACTTTTGTTTTTTCTGTATGCAAAACTATCTGAGGATTGGCAATATGATGCTTGTCCGTGTCTATAATTCCAGGCATTATAGAAAAGTCTTCGTTGTAATGAAAAAACAATGGCATTTGATATACCGAATATCCTTTGGGAGTTTTTATTCTCCACGGCATGTGTGCTTTTATAATAGCATTTACAGTCTTTCTGTAGTTATCTGGTACATAATCTAAAAATTGTTTATGAGTATGAAAACTCATTTTAAAATCTTCATGTGGCAATGTAAATCCTGGATTTTCTCCACCTTCAAATATCATGTCACACCAGGCTGGAATAATAAATCCTTGAGAAAACATATCTGGAAAAGATGGGCATACTTTTACATTTCTTACAACTTTAGGCTCATTTAAATAAGGCATGTCTTTCCACCATTGTGGAATAAATTTACTAGCAGGCTTTGGCCTACACTCTTCTATTCCAGCCAATCCTTCTACAGTTGTCCACAATTCAATATTGTTATTTTTAAATTTCATCTTTTAGATTTCCTTAGTTTAAATTTTGCTAAGTAAACATATATTGTTTCAACCGAAGTAGAGCATTCCTTTGCTATATCTTGAGGAGTTTTTTTATCCACAACGTATCTCTTTCTAAGCCATGCCTCATTTGTATACAACTTCATTTTATCACTACCCCTTGCCCTTGTCAAGATTGTGTGGCTGATCAACAAGTTTATGCCAATTTTCTGAAGCGTACCAACCTATTGCTATTGAGTCAGCAACATCATCATCATCAACACTTAAATCAAACTGCATATTAACTTTACTTATAGTTCTTGCTTTTCTCATTTCTCTTTCTTTAGTTTTATAAAACGAATAAGATTTTTCTTCTCCGTATAAATCTTTAATTGCTTGCTTTTCTTCTTTTTTAAGTCTTCCATTTCCAATCCACGATTGCCATGATACTGGTGAACATGAAACAATTGGTGCCTTGTTGTACATTTGACTTGCTCCTAATATTGCTCCTTGAACAAGAGAAAGTGTAATTGCAGTATTTTGAGAATTAGTATATATTGCAGATTCTATAACTATTGCATCAATCTTATAGTCTTTAAGAAATGCTGATATTTTTTTAGTAGCATCTCCAGTTCTTTCATATACATGGTTACCATGAAAATTAACTTTTCCATATTGAATTAACTTTCTTTCTGAGAATAGAGAAAATGCCATTGAGTTAGTTGATGCATCAATAGCAAGTATTATTGTAGGATTACCTATGTACCTTAATTTATTTTTGCTCATAATCAAAAAATTCCTTTATCTCTTTTAAGGTTTTGTCAACCTTTTTGTTGTTAATAAGGCAGTTGTCACAAAAAGCATTTTCGTTATATATGCTAAGAATTTGTCCACAATCACCAGCACACTTTCTATCTTTTCCAATTCTTTCTTTTGCTTTATTTTGCTTATATCTTTTAGCAATGTTTTGTTTTGTTGCAAAAGATCTACATTCTGGATTACAATAAATTTGATTTTTGCTTTTTGTTTCAAAAGAGTTATCACACCACTGACAGTGTTTTAGTGTCATTCAAAATCTTTCCTCTTTTCGATTTTGATTACACCCTTTTCTCTAGAGTCGCAAACCTTTTCTACAGGACATGCCCCACACATCTTGGTGCCTTGTCTGGAGATTCTTTCTGGTAGTTGTTTATCGTCAAATGCTTTTTTAACTTTACGCATCCAATCGAACATTTTATTTACTTCATCAACATCTTCTTGAGTTGGAACAACTGGAATTGTTAATATCTCATGAGTATTTTTGTTTTCATAAACCAGTGCACCGATGGAATAATTTAAAATCTTCATATAGATTAACAACTGCATACGATTGCTGTCACTAGCAGAGTTAGTTTGCTTTCTATATTCAAACGCTCTTTCATTTGTAGTTTTAATTTCTACCAAAACATCTTGTTCGTCTATACTAAAAAGTCCATCACAGTATCCAAAAATCGGTGGATCATTGTAACTTACTTCGTTTTCAAACCATTTTACAATACCAGTTTTTTGTAATGCTAACCCAATTCTTTTATGACCATCTATTCCAGATAGCATATTTGCTATTCCTGGACCATCATTTTTAATTTCAGTTTCATTTCCTTCAAATGCTAAGTACCAATACCTAGGACAAGTTCCTTCATTCCACACTAATTTAGATGGAGCAAAAGATTTTTTCTTTTGAAAAGATGCTTTATCTAAAGCATTTAATATGTATCCATTATTGATTGCATCTGTAATCTTTTTTAAATCTACACTTCCTGTATCTACCTTTTTAATTATTTTTTGTAATAATGTTTTAGCCATTAGAAATTCCTCACGCTGTATTTAAGGGCATCGACAAGTTTGTCGGTTGCTTCTCTTATTGCATAGTACATATTCTTTTTAGATCTATCATCTTTTTTAACATGAGAATACCATGCTGCTAGCATAGCAAACTTTGCCGATTGTGCTTGTAACTGAGTTATTAATAAAGTTGCCTTTGCTGCGGGCACATCTGGATTTGCAATTAACTTAGCCACAATAGTAAGAGTTTTTGTAAACTCTTCATCTTGCATGTATTCGGACATCTCATTAAAAGATGTCAACTTGTTCAATAATTCTACTGTGTTTTCCATTACTCTTTTTCTCTTAACTGTTCAAATACTTCCCACTCAATTATAGCAAGTCTTACCTTTTTATGCCCAGATCCTAAAACTATCATTAAGGCAGGATTCTTTTTTCTATCTACCTTCATTGTGTCAGACACTATTTTAGCCCAAGAGTCTTGGCTAACGGAATAGGATTTAGAATATTCTTTGACATCTACCACGAAGTCATCCAATGATCCGTCAGCCTTGACTGGTCCTCTGCCTGAATTGCGATGTTGTTTTGCACCAATACGCTTTAGTTCTCCACGTTCGCTCATCAGTATCCCTTCTGTGGAAAAGTTACTTTAGATATATGCTTTTTAGTACACATCCAAGTAAGATCTCCTTTTTCTACATACATTCTTGCTTTTGGCACTATGTCTTTACACGTGTGACAAACAAATTTGCCAGGGTATACAGTATAGTTAGGTGTTAATTGTTGATTCAAGTTCTTTTAGTTTCTCTGGATTATCTTTTAGGTATTCAATTACTTTTGCTCTACCCTGCAATCTTTCACCAAGAACTGTATACCAAGCCCCACCCTTTTCGATGGTACCTAATAGTTCTGCAGTGTCTACAAGATCTGCTACCTTATCTACTCCAATGGTATCTCCATCAAAATAAAAATCATATTCTCCAGCAAGGAACCCTGGCCCAGTCTTATTAAAGTCAATATGCCAATTTACTTTTCTTCCTATTTTTCCTTCTATAAGTTTATCTCCTACTGTGATTTTTGATTTAAGAGCATTGTTATCTGAATCACTTGACCACAACTTAACTACTGTACTTGAGAAAAACTTGACTGCCAATCCACCTGTTGGCATGTGAGATGCATACATGGCACCAATATTATTTCTTAATTGTGATATCAATACCAGCAATGTTTGACCATCTTGATTATTGGCATAATTCAACATCTTAACAGCATTAGTCATATCTTTGGCTTCTGCACCAATTTGCTTTGTGTTTTCTAAAGCCTTTAGTTCATTAGAGTCTTTTTCAAAATAAATAGCGGGTAGTAATGCAGATATAGAATCTACTACTATAATATCTATCTTTGCTTTCATTAATTGAGTAGCAACATCTACCATATCATTAATAGTCTTAGCAGCAGAGTATACTAGTTTATCTGTGTCTACCCCAAGTTTTTTAGCCCACTCAGGATCAAAGGATTGTTCTGCATCTATCCATGCACATAACTTGCCTTCTTTTTGTGCTTCACCAATCATCTGTAAACAGAATGATGATTTACCAGCAGACTTATTGCCCCATACTAAAACTTGTCTTCCGTATGCAAAACCACCTTTGAGTGCATTGTTAAGACTAATGCTTGGTGTTTTTTGCTTGTGTAATTCTACATCTGTTGCGTTACTTAATCTTTTTCTTAAACTAGGATCTAGTTGTGATAAAAATTCTTCTATCTGTATTGACATTATTTATTTACCCCATTTAATATTAAAGAACCATCTTCTGACTTGCCAAATGTTATCTTAACGGCAGACCCTGGTTCGCACTTCATGTATCCCTCAGAAAATTGTCTAGGGAAAACTATTACTGGCTTCATGTCTCTATTGCTATCTACAACAACCATGCTTGCCATCTTTTTTCCAGCCTTAGTTACTCTTGGCTTAAATGATAGCACATAATGCTCTTCTCCGCCATACGGCAACGATTTATAATTTAAAAATTTAATTAAACTATTTGTAGTAAAGTTTTTAATTTCATCTATAATTATTGCTTCCATAATTCTGTTTGATCCAATTAAGAATATATATGTCTTACCTTGCTCTATTCTAGTTTCTTCATCATCAAATGCCCCGACCATTCCTGTTGCATCCATGATTTCAACACGTGACCATCCTTTTCCACGCTTAATATTTTTTACAACACCCATTAGAATAAAAGCACCTTGCTCATCGTAGTCTTCTATGTTATCAATGTATGCATAATAATGTGGAGGAACGCTTGTAGTAAACTCTGGAAGATTTAAATATTCATAAAGGTTTTCTTTAACTACAGTTTCTTTTCTAGGGTTGTCTGGAAATGCTAGTGCTCCAACTGCATCAAGTGCTTGAACGGCTCTAATATTGATCCCACTGCCCTTTTTAGAGGCTAATGCTGAGAACTCTGCATAAGACTTGTACGGCCTATATGCCATAATTTTTGAAGATACTCCGTCTGATATCCATTTAATTGAAGATAGTCCTACACGTATACCCTTGCCTTCAATTGAAAAGTCTGAGTCAGATTCATTAACGTGTGGAAGTTTAACAGAAATTCCCATACGTTTTGCTTCAATTAGATATTCTGTTCTTGCATCTTTGTCTTGTTCGTTCTTTAATAAGCAATACATAAATTCAATAGGATAGTAATATTTTAACCATGCCGTCCAGTATGAAAGCATTGAGTATGCAACAGCATGAGACTTGTTAAATGAGTACCCTGCGTGTGCTTCAAAATCTTGCCACAATCCTTCTGCAGCAAAAGGTGTAATATGCTTTTGAGCACCTACAATAAATCTGTCTTTAAACTGATCAAATTCTTTTGCGTCTTTCTTTTTACCAATAATCTTTCTAACCTTATCTGATTCTGACATGCTCATTCCACCAAGGTGAACGCAGGCTTGCATTACTTGCTCCTGATACAAAATACATCCATAAGTATCTTTTGTAAATTCTTGCATAATTGGATGAATATATTCAATCATAGCCTTACCATGTTTTCTAGATAGATATGTCTTTCCAATTGTATTCATAGCACCTGGTCTAACTAAAGCATTCGAAGCAGCCAATTCATCTAAATTAGATACCCCCATTTTAACAAGTAAGTTGGTATAGGGGGTTGCTTCACATTGAAATACTCCTTTTGTTTTTCCATCTGAAAGCATTTCGTAAACATGTTTATCATCTAAAGGTATGTCATTTAAAACTATATTAATCTTATGTCTTTCTTTTATAGTTCTAATTGTTTCGTCAATTACAGTTAAAGTTTTTAATCCAAGTACGTCTAGTTTGATAAGTCCAATGTCTGCGGCTTCATTCATGTCAACTGCAACTACTGGTATTCTATCCTTTGTTCCTGGTGCTAATCTAGTTTCCATTGGAGCATATTTAAAAATAAAATCTTTTGCTGTAACAACTCCTGCTGCATGGATCCCTGTTCCACGAATTCTTCCACGTAGTTGCTCTCCGTACTTAACTACTTCTGGATACTTTAATCTAAACCATTGTGCTGACTTGCTAGTTGAAAAATCATCCCAATCATCAACTGTTTTTAAAACTTTATTAACATCAGATAAAGGAATGTTAAATGCCCTAGAAACATCTCTGACAATTCCCTTGCCTCTAAATTCTAAGAATGTGGCAATAGATGCAACATTTTTGTATTCATCTTCAAGATATCCCTTTAGTTCATCACGTCTATTATCTGCAATGTCAGAGTCGATGTCTGGAAAGTCATTACGTTCTGGGTTTACGAATCTAAAAAACAACAATCCATATTTAATTGGATCAACATCTGTAATGCCTAGTGCGTAGCAAACTAACGATCCTGCTGCTGATCCACGTCCTGGACCAACTAGGATTCCTTGTTCTTTTGCCCAATTGAGCATATTGCTTACAATCAAAAAATATGGTGCAAAATTCTTTTGTTTAATAATCTCTAATTCTTCCAATGACCTATTAACGTATTCAGGTAAATGATTTAGTTTTTTATCTATTAATCCTTTAATAACTAAATCTTCTAATGTTTTTTGTGGGTCGTCAACCTTGGTAGGAAGTAAGTCTAATCCAGATTTAATATCATAATCTTCTACTTTATCTGCTATCTCTAATGAGTTAGTATAAATATCTTCTCTTTGTATACCCTGCATATTCATAGCCTGTTTCATCTCTTCATATGAAAGCAAATGAATATCAAAAGATCTAAAAGACATTGATCTATCTGCACCATACAAATAATCAAGACGTTTCATGACGTCCTCTATCTTTTCAGACTTGTCATATGAAGAATCCTTTTGTAGTTTTGCATGGGTATTAAGCAACAACATTATTTCTTGAACTACCTTTTGATCGACTGTAGAGTGATGACAATCTGGTGTAACAACAGACTTTATGTCTAATGAGTCTGCAAATTCCAAAAGTTCTTTATTAAGTTCTTTAGAATTATGAGGCATAACCTCTACATAAAAATCATCACCAAATGTATTTTTAAACCAAGTTAATAGTCTTTTTGCTTCTGCATACTCCTTGAACTCCAAGGCTTTGGCAATCAATCCCGACATACATGCTGATAAAACAATCAAACCATCTTTATACTTTTCTAATACTTCAAAATCAATTCTAGGCTTTTTATAAAATCCTTCTGTCCATGCTATTTCATTTAGTCTATTTAAGTTTTCTAATCCTTGTTGGTTTTTAGCAAGAATAACAATATGGTTATATGTTAAATCTAATGGTCCATTTCTTTCTGACTTATCTCTTCTATCAAATCTATCATGAGTAATATATCCTTCTATACCAAGAATTGGCTTTATACCCTCGGCTTTTGCTGCACGATACATTGGACGATGTCCAGATAGTGCACCATGATCAGTAATGGCTATGGCAGTCATACCGTTTTGTTTTGCACGTTTGCAATACTCTTCTGGAGTTGCAACACCATCCATTAAAGAATAGTGTGTATGAACGTGTAATGGAACGTAATTCAAACCATAGCCTTTCTGATTAATTATCTCTTACCACTCTGCTGCTGCAGTTGTGGTTGGATTGCTGAATCCTAAATAGAATGATTCTTGTTCAGCATAAGGAAGATCACGAACAACCTTTTCTAAGTTAAAGGCCTCGTTTGATCCCCAATCAAATGTTTCTGAATCTTGTTTTCCTGGAAGTAAGACATAGTTTGTTTCTGTGCCTTTACCATTACGTTTTAATTTCCAGACCATATTACTGATACTTTGAGAGTCTGCTGCAAATTCACGGATTGTACTAAATGTAGCAGTCTTACTTACTCCCATGCTCCATACAGCAACCTTTGGCTGTTCGGTTCCATTGTCAACTAATACGTTGCAATAGAAGCGTAAACGTGCTCTCCATCCACTCTTTGGTTCTTTGCGAAACATTTCACAACCAAAACATCTGCCCTGACTATCTGCTGTGCAGGCTGCTTTTCTTTTATAATCTTCTGGGTTTGTGTGTTCACTAATTACAATTGCAACTCCACGCTTTTCTTCATAATTTGGTGAGTCTGCATCTAATTCACTTACGAATCTAATTTGTACACTTTCTCCGTCATCCAGTTTAAGCCAGTTGACTTTTGCACCACTGTTTTCTATCTTTGCCTTATCTAGTACTGCCTCTATGTTTTTTAATCCTTTAATTACTGACATTTGTTTTCTCCTTAATATTTGCTCTGTAAATGAGCCTATTCTATTGTAGCATTGTGACTACTAAATTGTCAAATCCATTTACAAAGTTTTTCAAATCCTGCTTTGAAAGATCTGAAACGTCCTTAACCATTGTTGGTAGATTTGCAATAATGCACTTCCCTGGTCCAAGATCTGTCATTAGTTTATTTGACATATTCTTACCAGCCTCATCGTTATCTCCTAAAGCAATTACCTGATTAAAATATTGCTTTAAAAGTTTTCTTTGTTCTTTTGATATGGTTGCTCCTAGGGTGGCAACAGCATGACCACCTGCTTGCTCTATCATAATTGCATCAAAAGATGACTCTACTACAAATATCTTATCTACTCTTTTATTACGCCAAAGATTAAACAAAGTTTTGCTCTTGGGCAAGTCAGTAGAGTTTTTAAATCTTTTTCCTTCTATTGATCTACCAACAAATCCTAAGTAGTATCCATCTGGGGAGTGAACTGGAACTATAACCATGTCTTGTGTTGTTGAATATCCTAGTTTATATTTGTCTACACTATCTTTGGTTATGCCCCTATCTTCAAAATACTTTATGGCTCTAGGGTTTACAAATACATTTTTATACAATTTTTCTATTAACTCTTCGTCAAATTGTTTTAATTCATTTTTCTTTTCTAATGTGCTAGATAATCTTTCTAACAAGTTTCTATCATCTTTATTAGAATCTATAACTCTTATTGCTTCAAAGTATGACTTCTTAGATATTTGCATTATTACTTCTTCTAAAGTCTTAGATTCTTGACACGAGAAACACCAGAATAATCCTGTTTCTTTTGATACCTCGCCTGCGGGAGATCTGTAGTTATTGTGAAATGGACAAAAAATCATTACATCATTGTCTAACTCATATTGAATTTCTACGCCAGATGCTAAGAGACTTCGCTTGACTTGGTCTTCTGAGTAGTATGTGATTGTATTATTTTGTTTTTGTCTATCCCTAGTATACATTTTGCTCTCTCTTTTCCAACATACACTCCATATACTGATAACTGAAATTCAAACGTCTTACCATTATACCCAACTGTAAAGTCTGGGTCAATATCGTACCTTGGAACGTATCCATGATTTCTCATCACGGACACAACCATAAATACATATTGGTCTTTAAGTCTTACGATATGTGAATCATCGTAGATTTCGCCTTCTAGACCAAACCTTTTAATAGGCTTGTGGCTATACATACGATAATTATATATCTAAATTATGATTTACCCTCAAAATCTTTATACAAAAATCTACCAGAATCAAAATCAACATCTATCATAAAGTCTCCACAAAAACCATGTCTATTTTTTCTAAATGCACACTCTAGAATTGTTGATCCTTGTGCACGACCAAGTGCTAGTACCCAGTCGGCATCATAGGCTAGTTGCTTAGACCATGCAACCTGACCCAATGTTGGAACACTATTCATGTCGGTAGCATCGTCTGGCGTTGCTGAAGCAATGGCTACTATAGGAACCTGCTCTGATATTGCCAAAACTTTTAATTCTCTTGAAATACTTTTTATTTTTACAACTTCGTTTTCAGTTGGAACATTTGATTGCATTAATTGAATATAGTCTACAAAAACAATGTCTGGTGCATACTGATCTATCTTTCCTCTTAATACGGAAGTAGATAATTCTCCTACCCCATCGTTTGACACAATGTGTAGAGGTGGCATGTTGTCTAAGTGCTGATGTCCCCAAACATTAAAAGACTCTTCATCTATTTCTCCAGAACTTAATTTTCTATGTGAAAAGAATCCTTGGCCAATAATAGTATAGATACGATTTCTAACTTCAGTTTCAGTCATTTCAAGAGATATGACTAACGGCTTTCTTCCGTTCTTCCATGCTTGAGCAGCCATAAAAAGTGCAAGCCAAGACTTACCAATAGCAGGATAAGCAAGAAGAATGCCAAACTGACCAGGAGTAATACCTGCTGGAAGATAGTTATCAAACCCCGCAAGACCTGTCTTAATACCATAATTACCTTTTGCATTTAACTCCTTAATGTGTTTAAAATGTGCTAATGCATCTTCAATATCTGTTGCATCAATGTCTCTAATATTTGCAGTTATCTTTTTTAATTCAGATGTTTTTGATATCAAAGTATTTAATGCTTCAGTTGGCTGATTATTTTGCAACTGATTGGCACTTGACATTAAAACATTACTTAAACTATCCTGCAGATATGAAGTTCTTAATTCTTCAAGATGATATTTTGTATTGCCAACTTCACCAACTGGGGTCAAGTCTTTAAATTTTTCAGTTACCAAACTAATTGTGGGGACAACTGAATTTTGCTCAGAGTAGTCTCTTATGAAATTCCAAACATCTCTGTGTGTTCTGAATAATTGATCTGGGTTAGCCTGTAATAAAACATGGATCTGTTTATCTTTTAATACGGCAGCAAGCACCTTGGCTTCTAATTCTGCAGACACTATTTCCCTAACCAATCCCTTGCTTGTTTTCTAAGCAATTCTCTTATTCTATCATCTTCTTTTTTTATTTGCATAGCCTTATAAAATGAATCAGAACGTCTTACAAAATGTTCCCAATTTGGGGAGTCATATATTTTGAAATAATATTCAACAAGTTCTTTAGACTCTTCTACTCCGTATGACTCATACAACTCTTTGACAAAAAACTTTGCCTTACCCTTATTATACTTTTGATCGTAGATGCTTTTTTCTTTTAGTCTTTTGTCAAATAGTTTAAATATCTCATCTATATCCCATGTTGGCTTTTCTGATAAAATATTTTTTAATTCTTTTCTAGGCTTTGACACTACTCTAGTTCTTTCTTAGCCTCATCTACTTTTGCAATAACTTGTTCTTCAACAAATTTATATACACGATCCATTGCTGAATCTAAAGTCTCTTCTTGACGAATAAAATCTGTACATCCAATATCTACTCTTAAACTTTGAAAATTACCTAGATTTAGTGTGTATCCCAATGTTACAGATACTTTTGTTTGATCTGACATAATCACCACGTTTCCTCTTGCCATACAGGGATGAACCGCCCATCCTCTGTCTTTGTATATAACACTATACCACTTCCCAATAAAGAACGCAAGTCCCTTTCTGAAAGAAGATTCTTACTTGGAGTGATCCTTCCATCTCCTCTTGGTCTACCAATGTGTATATAAGACATGGCTTCTCTTATCTTATATAAATCGTCTTCTGAATAATATGACATAACTTGCCATGCCCTTACTCCACCCTTGGAAAGCCCAACTGGCGAAGGTATTGTTTTACTATTTATTAATCTACTAAATTGATTCCTGGATCTTTTAAATATTTTCATAGTTGTTGAAACTGAATAGGCTTTTTTTCTATGTTTTTTAAAATCAGAATAAAGCATGGTTTGTTCTTTATCATGAATGTAATTATATAAACTACAAATATTACTTGCTTTATTTTTGTGAATTAATCTTACTGGCTCATTGTTTATAAAAAATATAGTGGTACTAGACTTTATAGTGGATTCCCGAGAACTCTTGCTCTTCTCATTTCCATGCTCATTATCCATCTTATTCTTTCCCCAAACTTTTGTGGGTTGTGATACATTTCTCTTTTCCCACATCTTAAACAATATATTTCAAGATGATCGTGACTTAAAAATACTCTATCTACCAACATTTTAGCAGAACACTTACTGCATGTCAAGGCTTCGTTTATATTCATAGTGAAAAATTATACCAGATTTTAGGCTATTCCGATTGCCATAATATTTATAAGTAGGCTTATTGGTCCTGGTGTTCCAAATCTAACTTTGCCTTTTACAATATCGTTTGAAACTAATGTTAAAACCAAACTAACGTTGTCACCAGCGGTTGATGAAGTAGCACCCGCTGTATTTAAAACTGTTGCTGTAACTTGTGGTGGTGTTGTAAATCCTTGCAGGCTTGCTTCAAATTCTCTGGATTCTCCAGAAATTACGTTTGGATAGGTCATTGATACTGAGTTGGCGTAGAATATTACTCTATTATTGGTTGTACCTACACCATTAATTCTAGATATGTTTGTACTTGTATTAGTAGTAGCCTTCTGCAATTCATAAATCTGATTGGCCATTTCATATATGTAATTTACGTCTAGTGGTTGTCCACGCTCAGGTAATGATATTAGTCCCATAATCTCTCCATTATATCACTTATAGGCTTATTGTGCCTGTATCAAACAATTTAAATAAATTAGAAGTTGATGGCGGTATTGGATAACTAGGTAGTTGTATCCACGCCCTAAACGTTGTTGCTCCTACTGGAATGTTTACATTTATACCACTATTTACTGTTCTTGTAAAATAAGAAAGTGGCTGACTATTAAATGAAATAAAAATGTCGTACTCTTTGTATTGAGAATTAGGCAGCCATGAAAGTGCTGCTGTTTGACCTATGGTTTGATATTGATATGATACCGATGCCGAAGATTGTTGGCTTGGGCTATCCATAACAAATATGGGGGACCATTCAGATATCTCATTACGATCCTGAGTCGTTACTCTAAATCTTACCCTATGCTTTCCATCTATATTTGGATATGGAAGTTTAGGCAATGGAATAAAGAATTTTTTATTTGATAAATTCTTTTGAGCCATTAGACAACACTAATTCCAAATCTATACTCAGCATAGTTGTTTGTATTTTCTAACTTTACAATTGGATCTGCATCTGTATTTTTTACAACATTGTATCCAATTAATGAATAAAGAGGATTTGCACTTGTCAAGTTATCAAATCTTATACCGTCCATAGCGATATAGTAATCTGAACTTATAGCATTAGATATTAATGTTGAAACATATATTCTAATAAGATTTACGTTTGCCCACGAAAAGTTATCATCTTTGTTAAATTCTGATAGTTTTTTACTTACTAACTGATATCTATTACCACTCATAGATGCTCCAGATACAGATATGCTTGTAGTTGCTTTTGGTGGTTCAACATTTGATCCTGTTAGGTTATTTATAAATTGAACTACCATTCTAACATCTGGATCTGTTGTATTGTTATAAGTTTTACTAATTACAGAAAATGCTATTTTAATTTCATCATCTGGAAGATTCTGTCCAAAATTAAACAGTACGTTGTTGTTTTCTAAAAACTTTGCACTATTGGCTATTGCAAAAGATGAATTTATACTTGCTGAGTTTCCGTGTATTAAAAGAGATCTATTCAAAAATCTTGGTGCTTCATATCTATTTGCTCTGTCTGTGTTTGCGAATATGTTCATGTCTGAGTTAACAAACAAAGCGTCTGGTGTAGAGGCATCTATGCTTGCACTGTTGTTTAATGAATCTATCGGAACATTGGAATATTGAACAGCGGAAGCATTAACTCCATCTGAATATACCCAAGGCTCTGTAGGTGTGAAGGTTATCATAAGTTTGCTATCATATTGTCCAGCAACGCTATTTCCTTCTGATGGAAAGATTCCAAGTTCTGTTATTAGGTATCTTTGGTCTGTTGGCATTTCTGCTTTAAAAACTAATTTTTCTACGTTTCCTTCTTTTATAAATCCTCTAGATATAATTGGTACACGAAACATTTCAAAGTCTAAAGATTGTTTAGTTGGCGATATGCTTGCTGATGCTGAGTTAAGTAGTGGTTCAGGTCCACAACCTGCTGCTATGTAAGAAGCAAAAGATGGTGCTTGGCCCAATATATATTTTGCTACGATTTGTCTGCCTTGATTAGTAATCATTGTCTCACCTCTTCAATTGTACCAGAGGTGTCTATTTCTACCTCTATGATTTCATCGGTATCCAAGTTATCTAGTTCTATAACTAAAGATCCTCCGTCTCCTATTGTGCTATCAAAATGAACATAGTTTGGTATTTCATTTTCAAACAAATAATCAATAGATGGTAATTTGTCTTGAAGTCTAATAGAAAATCCATTATCAATTGTAACATCTGGTCTTTGTTTTGATATTAAGTATGAAGGGTCTAGTTTAGTTTTTAATTCAGATATATTAGATATTACATCGTATACCCCATTAAGTCCATCTATAGTATCATTTCTTGTAAACTTAACTAATTCTGTTGCTCCTATTTGTTCAAACAATATTGCAGTAATTAATGCTTGATCTGCACCGTCTCTTTGTAATGCAATGATTGCATCTCTATCTGGAATCTTTATTGATCTTGCTACAGGACTATATTCTTGATAGTCTCCTCCTCCACCGCCACTGCCACCTAAATCTAAATCATCATCTAATCCAGTGTCTAATGGAAGGTTGGCTTTATTGGCATTTGAACCAGATCCCGAACCACTGCCTTTACCTTTGCCTTTCTTTTTTTCATTTTCTTTTCGCATCTGTTGCGATCTTTGCAACAATTGTGTTTTATTAGATGGTACCTTTGGCCCAATAGGACTTGAATATTGTTTAACTGCTTTGGCTACACCTTGTTCTTGTTGAATTTTTTTCCCATATCTAGGATCAATATTTCCTTTAGAATCTTTTACTATTGGTGCTGGTGATGACTTTGCTGCGGGTGCGGGTGCTTTAGCAATATTTCCCGATGGTCTAGTTGTACCTTTTTTAGGAGCCATTATACTTCCACCACCCTAATAACTTGAGAAGGGCCGCTTTCATTTCTTGCATATTGCATTTCTGAAACAACAAACTGTTTTGTAGTATCAAGGAACTTATCTCCTGTTGGCATCTCATAATCTATTGTAACAATGTCTCCAAGTTGTAAATGAGGCATTGCAAATACTTCTAGTTGAATATTTTTTCTTGGCTTTATTGTTTTTGAAGTTATCCAGCCCATCAATGAGTTTGCCAAATCTTGATCTTGAATATATGCTGATTCCAAAGTAAACTCTCTTTTGCCGTATTTTGATCTACTGCCAAGTATGCTATCGTATATTTTTTCTTGTCTTTCTGGATTTGTAATAACATTATTTATAATTAATGGGTCAGCAAAGTTTGATTTTTCTTTATAGTAATCGTCTACTGTAAGAGTATGAGTAGTATTTTGAGTAAATGATAGTCCTACTATTCTTAAAAATGTTCCAGATGTTTCATCCAAAACTATTGTTTTATCTGTTGAATTGAATACTAAAAATTCTGCACCATATGATCCTGCGTAAAATCCAGAGGTTGTATAAGTCTTTTCATTATTAAATGTTGGAGATAACATAGCATAAAATGCTGGAAATGCCTTATCATACTTAATGTTGAAGTAGGCACACTCTCTCATGATAGTTCCAAACTCATCGTAATAGATGTCATATTTAGGAGAGGTTTGGCCACTAATTCCTGACAGATAAGAACCTTTTATAAATCCAGATAGTGCATATTTATTTAATGCTTCTGAAGAAATAATCTCATTTTCAAAAAATGTTGCTGCAATATCTTTTACAATAGGTACATTTTTTTGTTTACTCATTAAGTTTTCTAAAGCGTATACATTTTCAAACATACACTTTGATGATCCTCTTACAAAAAGTGCAGTGTTATTATATTTAGGTAAAGGTTCTGCATCGTCTACTATAGCAATGTTTGTGCCATTAAGATATAGATAAAACCTTCTTGAGTTTCCAATATCTTCGTACTCTACTGATAGGTCATATACAGTTGGGTTGTCTGTACTCATAAGTCTATCTTGTCCAACAAATCTTCCTTCGTCTACTAATATCTTTGATAGCCCACCCCAAAGTTTTTGAGGCAACTCTATAGTCTTTCCATCCTTAGTTGCTGGAACTACTTTATAAAACAAGATATTGTGAAGAACTGAACTATCTTCCCCTGTTTCTGAATCTTTCAAATTAAAGTTTTGTAGGTTGTCGGATGTTAATGAACATATTTCAAAGTAGTATCCATAGTTAGTATTGCTATTAATCATAACTCCAATACCCCCAGATCCACCACTTAGGCTTGCCACCTGCTCAGAACTTTGAGATTGAACTGAGTAATACTCTGTTGCGTTTGTTGGAGTTTGAGTTCTAGAACTTGTTTCATATTTGCCGATTATTCTCATCCTTGTTCCAAAATGTTTATAGTCAGAGTCTAGTTCTTTCTTTACATAACTAACAAAATTCTTGGCATCTATTCCAGTTGGGATAGGGTTTGGACCAGTAAATATTAAAGCAGATGACTGAACTGTTCCAGAAATGGTTGTTTGAAGTTTTCTTCTTATGTCTTCTGTTGGAAGACTTTCTCTATTAAAGTTTACTAGCACACCATTTCTAGTTGACTGTTGTGCAACTGAAGCAGTTACTGGGTTTACACTTACGCTTGCACTTGTAGATGGATTTACTGTTAATTTAGTTGGCAAAGTAATATTCTTAGTAGGAGTAGTTGTAAACAAGTAACTAGAGTCCATGTTAATGCCACGAACATTTGTATTATCTGACCAGTATGAATTTAACCCAGCCTCGTGCTCTACGGCCTCTGTTCCAAACTGAGCACGGCCATGTGATTTTACTGACCCATTTTTAAATCTAACTTCTACATTATTTGTATTTACAGTTATTTCTTCATAGAATGGCTCTGTGTATATTCTTAAAAGTCCAGTAGGATACATTTTTCCATTGAATGGAAGATTGGCAAAATACTTTTGATACTCTTGATTACTTGATATCCATTGTTTTGTTGATCCAGATATAGCATATTCTACCGCATCGTATTTAATTATTTCGCTATTTGCATATAGGTACCCTTGAAATCTTGGTAACCAATATACGTTTTCACCTATATCAATAATGTTATTTATGATTGAGTTGTTAACAACAGATGGAACACTTGCTGTAAGAGATGTGTTTAAGCCAGCAGCACCAAGTGCATAAGATGTACTTTTTGCACTTTCATTAATTGTTTTAGTTGCAGTATCTCCAGCAACTTCCCATAAAAGAACTGGTTGGTATCTATAGGTTCTATCTTCGTCAATATATTGTGCTTGCTGTAAAGAAGAAGGGGCTCTTTGAACATATCTAGTTGTATAGTTTATTGTTCCAGAGTTAAATACTACAGTTTCACCATCTTGGATGTCTACTATGTTTGATAAGTTTTGACCTGTATTTTGACCATACAGAACTATATCTGTTGATCTTGTGTTAGCCTCTGGCAAAAGGTATTCTTTTGACATCACAACAAAGTTATTATACTCATCAAAAAACATTGCTGTTTGAGTTGCAACTGCTAGTCTTTGAAGTATTTCTGCAACGCTGACATCTGGCTCAACAAAAAAATATGGAATAACTGGATCGTTTGCATTAGTTATACCTTTAAAAATATAATTACTAAATCCTACATTATCTAAAAGAACTGCTACTGCGTATGTCAATGTTATGTTTTGTAAAAATATACTTGGGGTCTTTTGTGTTTCTAGTCTAAAGAAAGCATCTCTTAAGGATATGCTAAGTTCTGCAAACTCATTAGTTATCGATGGAAAGTTTTCTCCGTATAAAGTTTTAATAGGTATAAATTTATCGTATCCTTTTACGTTAGAGGTTATGTCATAAAAGTCAAACTTAACATTTGGTTTTAACAAGTTATAAATTAAACTTCCTTGGTTATTCTCAAATATGTTTTGTTCTGCAAAAGCAAAGTCGTGATTCATCAAATCTACAGTTCCATTTGAAGCAAGTAGTCCACCGACAGGAAGACCTTTGTCATTGCTGATTGATTTGTTAAAATTAAATCCTACGATATAGTCGGTCAAATCTGCTTTTAATCTAGGGCTTAGTTCGATTAAATCAAAAGTTGTGTTTGGACCATTCATGGTTTCAACAACTACCCTTAGTCCTTTTATCATTGCAAGATCTCTAAAAACAATACTTGTTCCATTTGTGTAATATTCTGGATCGGTCAATGATCTTACTACTCCAAGTCTCTTTGTATCGTCAGTTTCTAGTAATTGAAATTTATAATCAACGTTATATGTTTCCCACTCTAAATCTTCGCTATTCCAAATTTTTAATAGTCCAGGGTTGCTTTTATCTGAGTCAACAATATATGCTTCTCCGTTTAATCCAAAAGAAGGTAGATTTTCTAATTGTATGTAATCTACAAAATTAAAAGAACTTTTAAATTTTTGAGGAACAACTACTCCATAGTATAATTCAACATATCCATCCCATGCAACTATGTTGGAACCATCTGACTTTGTAGAATTTTCATCAAAACTAATTGCATTTATCCAGTTATTTGTTTCATTAAGATATTGAATAGACCATCTTTTAGGGATACTGGACTTAGTTCTATCTCCAAGATAATCATTGACTACCCCGCCATCTCCGTTTCTAAATGAGGATAGGGCTACTTCTGCTAAGTTTGTTTGCATCTTAACAACGATTCTATTAGTAGGTACTGTGTTTTTATAAACTACAAAAGGAGATGTGTCGTCTATTGAATATCCTATGTTAGTAGAATCTATAGATTTTGATATTCCTCTTTCTACCCCAACCTCTTTTCTATATGAGCACCAGTATTTGAATGAGTCATCTCTAGATGCCATGTAGTATCTTGGTCTACGTGCTGACCTAATGTTATCAATGTATTTACCTGATTCTAAAAATAAAACTTTGTTGATTCCTGACCTTGGTCTAAATTGATCAAAGCACTGCTTTAAATCAAAATACAAATCTCTATTCTTTTCGGGTGTAGAAAATGTCTGCACTTGGTTTTGATTATTTATATATGCTTCTGACTGTGCATAAGATTTGGTGGCATCTGTATAAAAATCTTCTAAATCAAAAGAATCATAAACTGTAGTTAATAATGAATAAGGGGATGCTTGATCGTTTTTTCTATATCTATAGTTTCCATATCTTTCTATAGTTTCATAATCATTAAGATTCCATTCGGCTGTTACAAAGCCTTCTGTTTTAATAGTATTATTTTTATATAAATGTTCCTTTAAATCTAAATCTGTAAACATTATACTTCCTCAAGAGAAAAGTTTATATTCCAAAAATCAAAATTAGTTCCGCCTCTTTTTACTACATTAAAATCAAATGAAGAAAAGTATACATGAACTACATCATTATACTTTTTAAGATTGTCATATTGACTAGAGGTAAATTTGTCATATCTATCATATGCTAAAAACATATAAAATGGTCCTGGATGATCTTCATACCATTTTAATATTTCTACACCCCCCGCACCACCATCAGAAGTATACTTGGTTAAAGCAGAGTTAGCAATTCCAAGGTCGCTGTAGTCTGGATCACCACTGTGTGACCTAGATGGTAGCATGTCCCAACTAACCGAATAAGTATTTTTATCTGCAATATGATATGAACGCATGGTTCCATTAATCATTCTTCTTCTATTTTCAATTCTTGTTGGAGTTACACCAATTTCTCCTCTATTGTCATCTGATAAAATTATAAAATCTTCAAACTCATCACCATTTGGAACAAGTAGCCCATCGTCTAATATTCCATAATCATTTGCAAATGCAATTGCTTGAGGTCTATTATATTTCCATCTATTTTGTATATATGCTTTAGTTGCCATTAAACTCTATTTCCCCTAATTGATCTGCCTTTAGCCATTTTAATTCTTGACATTACGGCTGAAGCAATGTCATTAGCAGAAGCATCTGTATCTGCTACGTTAACGTTAACGCTATAATTATTATACACTGGAGCACTAACTGTAGAAACTGAATTATCTATTGCTGATATTTGAGGAGAAGCAGTTAGATCTTGTGACTCAGGAAATACGTTACTATTCAAAGACTTAAGCAATGGAAGATTTGCTTGAGCAACAGATTTTCTAACTACAAACTCTCCTGGAGTTAGTAATGCTGGAACCTTATCTGTCATTCCAATTCCTGGAACTTCCATACCAAGATTTGCTAACAGTGCTGGAGGAGCCTCGTTTGATCCACGATAATTAATCATTCCTCCATTTGCTGCTCTAATAAATCCGCCAAAAGATTTTGCTTTTGGTTGTTTTTTAGCAGCACTTGCTTTTACGTATTCGTTTTTTAATACAGTTCCACCCTTTCCACGTTTAGCATCCCAGTATTGTTTCCATGCTAATATTGAAGCATTGATTCCATCTATTTCTGTTTTCCATTTATTATATTCTGCATCTTCTAAGTCTCTTGCCAACTGTAGTCTTTGTCCTTCTTGAATAAAAATAGCATCTCTTATTGGCTGCAACTCTTGTTCTCTATTAAATATTGTATCTTGTAGACTTTGAATTGATAGATTTCTTTGATAAACTCTTTCATTAATATCATCTATCTGTTGTTCAATTTCTGCTCTAGTAAACAGTTGACCATTAACTTCTGCTGTTAATGATGAAAGTTCTTTTTCTCTTTGAGTTTCTAATGCAGACTTAGCATCTTGTAACTGATTAGCACCAAAGTTTGAAGACATGGTTGCTGCTGCAGATGCGGCGGCACCAAAATCACCACTTGTTAGTGCACCAGCAAGAGCAATTCTGTCTTGTTGTTGTTGTGCCAACCTATCATTAATTTGAGCAACCTTGTCAAGAGCCTTTGCTCTTAGGTCATACGCTGAGTTTACAGTCTTTTCTTTTTCAGCAAGTCCTTGTAGTGCTCTATTTCTTATCTCAGTCTGTCTATTATCTAATTCATTTTGTCTTTGAAGTTTATCTATTCTTTGATTTTCTGCTCTATTCAATCTTTCAACATCTTCAATTTGACGATTTAAGTTAGATATTTCTTTATCTTTAATCTTTACTGCATTTTGTTGTAATCTAATTCTTTGTTCTTCATCGCTCAAAAGCATTACTGAAAGTGTTTTTTGAATATCTTGTTGTTGTTTCATCATGTCTATTGCTTTCTTTCTTTCAGAAGTAGACATTTCTAGAAGACTTGCTTGATCTACTAATGCAATATTTTCTCCAGATACCCCTTGTTTTGTAAGTTGTACTATTGCCTTTTGATATTTTTTAGTTTCTTCAAAACTCTTTTTAGTTTTTTGAAAAGCAGACTCTTCACCTTTTTCTGTTTCTCCAGCATTAGCAATTAGGGCAGATGATGCTGTTGATGCTAGGTCTTTTTCTAAAGCCGCCTTTTCACTAACAAGTTGTGCAAGTTTTCTTAACTCTTCTGGAGTTGCCTTATTCATGTATCTAAGTGCTTCAAGTGCAGCAATCTCTACACCCTTATTATCTATCTGGGTGTCTATTTCAATTAACTTAGCCTGTGTTCCTGCATCAAAATCATCAAATCCTTTAATATCTTTTTTAAGTTGGTTTAGATTTTCTTGTACTGCTGGATCACTTATGTCTTTTCCATTATACAAAGCAACCAACTCTAACTGTGCTTTTGCTTTTTCTTGTTTTGTTCCACCTGCTAAATCTGCCATTGCCTTATTAAGTCTTATAGCATCTTTTTCTATTTCCTCAGCAGTTTTAGGATTCTTATCTGAATCAACTGCGATTAAAGAAAACACAAACTCTTTATCTAATTGTGGATTTAAGGCATCTAACATATTCCAATTTCTTCTTAAGTCTTCTGTTATTGGACCGAACTTATTAACATCTATACTTGACTCAATGTTTAATTCTAATGATTTAACTATCTCTGGAGGAAGGGCTTGTAGTTTTTCATAATTTGTTCCTAGTTGCTCAACTTGAGCAAGATTCATTGCACCCTTTTCCCCTGTTTTTTTGCTCAAACCTTGTGATGCCTCTGTCATCAAGGTCTCACTACTTGCCAATGGAGAAAATGCTGCTGCTGTATCTGCTAATCCATACTTGTCTATTATTTTTTGAAACTCTGGATCTGCTTTTGCAAGTTGTTGAACAAACGTTACTGCAGCAATATTCATTTTTCCAGACAGTATGTCTCCAAAAAATATTGCTTGATCTGCTAAATTGCCACCGAACTCATCTGTAACAAACTTCATTAGGTCTTGTCTTTGAGCATCGTCCATTCCCATATTTGACATTTCTGTATCAAATTGTTTAGTTACTCTGTTTGCTAAATCTTCTGCTGCTATAGTCTTTTTTTCTCTTTCAGTTCTATAAAACATTCCAAGTGGGTCTTGCAAAAATCCTGGAGCATTATTTGCCATACTTCCCGCATTAGTTAGTTGGGCACCTAAATTTCTAAAAGGATTTTTTCCACTTCCAAACGCACCTGCTGCTGCATTAAATTGTAAGTCTCCTGCATTCAATGCATCAAGTTGTTGCTTAATACCTAGTGATCCACCAGCGGTATTTAATTTTGCTATTTCTTTTTCGTATTCTAAGAATGTTATATCTCCTTTTATACGCTCTTCATTTAATGCTGCCCTTACTTCTTTTTCTTTTAATATATTCTGAATAATATTGTTTTGTAAAGTTTCAATTGACATTTGTGATGCTAATACATCATCTGGAACCATAACTTTTACTATTTGTTGCATAGCAAGACCAAAGTCATAAGATTTACTAAATATATTCCAGAATGGGGCATCGTCTATTCTTTTCATTTCTTTATCTACTTGTTCTTTAATATCTTCAGGATTTGTAGGTGCCATAATTTGAGAAAGAATCTCTATTCTATTACCCTTAATTAACTCACCTTCAGGACCAACTAATTGTGTAATTTGTGCAACGGCATCTATTCCAACTTTTTCATTTTTTAAAGCAATTCCTATATCTGTAGCAACTTGTCTTGCTTCAGCAGGTGTTAATACTCCAGCCATAATTGACTGTGTTAACTGATTTCTTAATGCTTCTGCTTGATCTCCACCCATTTTTTTAACAGTTTGTAAATCTTGAAGCATTGACTTACCTTCTGCTGAATTCATTAATTGAGAAGACATTGCCTTTTCTTCTTCTGTTGCTCTTTGACCAGATATTAATTCTGAAGTTCTTTGTGCTTCTCTTTGGCCAGGAGTAGTTCTTCCCATTGCTTTTGCTATATTTTCTAATGACTCAGAAGTTCCATACAAAGCATTGTTATATTTAGAAACTGCTTGTTTCATATTGTCATGAAGTTTTGTAAATCCTACAACTGCTACTACTGCAAGTGATATTGCCGCCGTTATAGGACTCTTTGCAAACTTTCTTAAAAATTGTATTGTATTTAAAAATTCTTTTTGCATTGCTGCACCACCTTTTCCAATAATTCCCAAGCCTTTTGCTCCAGCCTGAGCGTTTTTTGTTATTAAGGTAAATGCCTTTATTGTTAATTTTTGTGCTGCTGAAAATGCAACCATACTTGCAACAATTGATCCCATGCCACCAAATTGTTCTTGAGATCCCTCTCCCATAAATGGCATCATTGCCGCCGTACCAACAATTGCTCCAGCAGTACCAGCACCTCTTGGCCTTACTGCTTTTGCTGTACTTCCAGTTTGAATTCCTAATGCTTTAACTGCTTGTGGCGTTGTTGCTCCAGGGTTTTTTGTTTTATAATCACGAACTGCTTCTGCTTGAGCGACTACATCTCCATCATTTAAATATTGAATTCCATTTTTAACTTTGCCACCAACGTTTAATTTTTGAGCATTTATAGCGTGTAACAATCCTAAGTTTTTTTGAGTGGCTTCTTTATTGACTACAAATTCTCCAGGAGTTAGCATCGCTGGAACGGTGTCTGTGTTTCCCATTCCTGGAACTATATTGCCTCTATTAAATTTTTTAGGTCTATAAGTTTTTGCTCCATGATTTAGATATTCATCTTGATTATAAATTGCTGCTTCAAAGTTTGAATCAATAATTTCTTCTTTGTATTTTCTAGGATCATCTCCATGTCTAAAATTAGGATCTAATTTTGAAACTGAATAAGGTTCATATCCAATTCTTTGTTTTCTTAATTGTCCATCTCTTCCCATAAAAATTCTTGCTTCATGAGGCTCTCCACCCCTTGGGTAAATAAAGTATACGTCATTGTCAACAAAACTTTTATCTTTAACATATTCTGACATTTTCTTAAAAGGTTTTGGTCTATTTTGAAATTGAGTTTTTAATTGTGGTAAGGCACCAAACATTGGTGCAATTTCATCTGCATTTATTCCGAAAACTTTACTCATGGCTTCTTGTATTTGTTTTCCTTTATTTGCATATTGAACTCCAGGAATCATGCCACCCTTATTAAATCCTTCTCCAATTCCTCTTATGTATGCCTCTTTAAAACCTTTTGATTGTTCTACTTGTAAGGTGTTAAGAAGACTTCTTTTTTCTAAAGCGTTGTTAGGGTCAACATCATATTGTCCTATAGTTTTTTTAGTTATTGGATCATATATTTCAACATTAAGTGGTCGTGTTCCACTAGTTCTTCTACCAG